AGAAATTGGTAAAGAAATTAATTTTGGCACAGATAAAAAACCAATGGATAGTACGTCAAAAGTATTTCAGGAATACATAAAAAAATATGGTAAACCTAAACCAGGAAGATTAAAACCAGCTAATCTTGCAAAAAATCCAGCTTATGTAAAATCTGTAGTAGATAAAGTAAAAGAATTAGGAAGTAAAAGAGCTGCATCAGCAGAACTAAATATTGATAGAAAAACAATTAACAATATTTTAAAACAAAAAGCTCCAAATTTAATGAAACCTGAAAACGTTCCTGGTCCAGACACTGGAGCTAAAGCTCAAAAGAAAAGAAGAATACTAAAAGAAAAAGAAGGTACAAGACAGTTAAGTGACTCTGAAAAATTATTTAACAAAGAGCAGGAAAAAGTAGTTAAAGACTTAAATAACGATTTTAAAAAAAATCCCAGTAAGGTTTTAAATAATTCAAAACTAATAAATTTATTAAATTTAAAATTAGAAAAAGGCAGCATTGTTTCTAAAAATAAAACTAAAAAACAGATACTAGAATCAATTAACAGGCAGGGTGGTCTATTAGATATAGAGCACATAGATGATATAGCTACAGGTAAAAAAAATGTTCAGTATCCTGTAAATAGGCAAATAACTACTTATAATGTAAACTCTGGTTTTTTAAGATCTGTATCGAACTACGTTAATGGACCAAATGCAGATCCAGCTAAAATTGAAAACATTGAAAAAACCTTAAAGCAATATGGTCTTCGTGTTAAAACAAATAAAGGTATCATAGGCGCGGATCCGATTAGTGCTAAAGATAACGTAAAAAGAAATTTGGACGCTGCTGGTATAAAATATAATGATGTAATAAAACCTCCAAAAAGCCTTACCAAAAAAGGACTTAAGTTTGCAGCAAAACAAATTCCATTAGCCAGTTTTTTGATTGGAACATCTGACGCTGCTACCGCTTTTAAACAAGGTGTTAGAAATCCTTTAGATCTTTACACCGCTTACGAAGTGTCACCAGAAGTTGCTTTAAAACAAAAAGCGATTAGAGAAGATCCAACAGGTAAATTATTAAAAGAAGAAATAAGCAACTTACCAGAGATTACAACAGACGATCAAGTGGCAGGTTTACTAGAAGAGTCTGGCTCTCCATACATGCAGTTTCTTCAAGGCGGTGGTCAGTTGACACCAGAAGAATTTAATCAGTTACAATCCATACCACAATCAGACAGACCTCTTACAGGTGAATTAGATTTACCTGAGATGGATCAAACTATGATGGCAGCACAAGGTGGCCGTGTTGGTTTTAAAGATGGAACACCTAATCCAGTAATTCAAGAACTTTTATCAGGATTAAATAACACCGAAGTTATGGACAATATTTTAAAAAACAACACACCTGGTTTAGAAGAATCTATGTTTGGTACAAAAGAAGAATCAAATTTATTACAAAGATTAAATCAAACATTAGACCCAAGAGCTTTTCCATACTATGCTGCACAGATTACAAAAGGTGTAGCACTAGCTCCTGAATTTGCAGCTAGACTTACATTGGCTGCTCCTAAGGCTTTAGGAGATCTTGCTCAAGGTAAAAGCGGTGTTGGAGCAGAGTTTGCTGAAAACATAGAGCCAAAAGTTACACAGAAACAAGTTATTGAAAGATTTGGTTTACAAAAAATTTTAGATGACATGGATCAAGATATTACAGGTTCACAAAGAACTGTTGGTGATTTGTTAAAACTAGCAGGTGAATCAGTTGGCCCTGCTACAGGTGTAGGGTATTTTGCATCAGCAGGTAGAGCTGCAAATCAAATTAGAAAAGAACTTCAAAAATATACAGGCACAGCAACGGCAGCAAAAGAATTAGAAAAAAGTGTAGAAGAAAAAGCAGCGTCACTGCAAATGACAAGAAGAGAGTTTAACAGTTTATTAGCAGGCGGTGGAATTATAGGTTTGGTTAAAGCTCTTGGTCTTGACACAATATTTCCTGCAGCTAAAACAGTTGCACAAAAAGCTGCACCAGAAATTATTACAAAAGGCGGCACACCAAAATACTTTTTTGACTTTGTAAATCTAATTAAAACTAAAGGTGATGATATTACAGAGACAGCTGCAACCGTAGAGAGACAAAAAGTTTACGACTACAATGGCTATACAATGTACGAGGACATGACTACAGGTAAAATATCTATTAGAAAAGATACTGAAGGTGGTGCAACTTATTCCATTGGTGATGGTGAATATGAAACTGTAGATGGCATAATTAGAAAAGAAGAAATAAATTACGAGCCATCAGAAACGATATTAAATGAAAAAGGTAAACCTGTAAAAGTTCCTGATCAATACGATGAAGCTACCGTAAGACCAGATGAAGATGGAGGAGAAGGAGACTTTGAAGTTGGTTTAGATTCTATTGATGACATACTGGAGCTGTTATCTAAAGATGGTAAAACATATTCAAAAGAAGAATTATTAAAAATGGGCATAGATGCAGATGCACTTGGTAATTATCCAACAGGTGCAGGTAGCATACCTGAGGGTGGTGCCGGTGATGCTAATCCTTTTAAACCTAAAAAAGCAGGCGGCGGTATTATTAAGCTAGCAGGTGACGATTCTGGACCCCCACCAAAATCAGGGCCTACACCACACGGCTTGCCTTATATTGCAAAAAATGTTAGACCAATCAAGGAGCGTAAATAATGGCAGATATTGACAAGACTCTTTCGGAGTTAGGAACCTCTGTAAAGATAGATGGACCTGATCAAGAAGTAGAATTACAAAAACAAGAAGAAGCAAACAAACCACCGGTTGAAATTAATCCAACCGATGATGGTGGCGTAGAATTAAACTTTGATCCAAGCAAAGTAAATGTAGAAGGTGCGCCAAATCATTTTGATAATTTAGCAGAATTATTACCAGACGATATTTTAGAACCTATTGGTTTAGAGTTATTTCAAAACTACACAGATTACAAAGCATCAAGAAAAGATTGGGAGAGATCTTATACAGAAGGTCTAGATCTTTTAGGATTTAAATATGAAAACAGAACAGAACCTTTCCAAGGTGCATCGGGTGCCACGCACCCTGTACTAGCCGAAGCGGTAACTCAGTTCCAAGCAGGAGCTTACAAAGAATTATTACCAGCAGAAGGACCAATCAGAACACAGATTGTTGGTAACAGTGATCCACAAAAAGAAGCACAAGCACAAAGAGTAAAAGAATATATGAATTACGAACTCATGGAAAAAATGTCAGAGTATGAGCCAGAGTTTGATCAAATGTTATTTCATTTACCCCTAGCAGGATCTACATTTAAAAAAATTTACTACGATGATTTATTAAGCAGAGCTGTTTCTAAATTTGTTCCCGCTGACGATTTAGTTGTACCTTATTCTGCAACATCTCTTGAAGATGCAGAAGCTATTATGCATGTCATTAAAATGTCAGAGAATGATTTAAGAAAACAACAAGTAGGTGGTTTTTATTCTGATGTAGAATTAGGTTCACCATCTGTAATTAAAGATGAGGTTGAATCAAAAGAAAGAGAATTAGAAGGCACAAAAAAATCTGGCAAACCAGATCAAGTTTATACTTTGTTAGAGTGCCATGTTAATTTAGATTTAGAAGGTTTCGAAGATAAGGACGCGAACGGAGAACTTACAGGGATCAAGCTCCCATATATTGTAACTGTAGATGAAGGTTCGCGAAAAGTTCTTTCTATTAGAAGGAACTTTAATCCTGAAGATCCAAGAAAAGCTAGAATACCTTATTTCGTCCACTTTAAATTTCTGCCAGGACTAGGATTCTACGGATTTGGATTGATCCATATGATTGGCGGATTGAGTCGAACGGCAACG